GCGGCGTGCGTCTCGACGACGGCGAGGATCGCGTCGAGCTTCTCGGGCAGGATGGCCCACGGCGTCGCGGCGAACGCCCGACGCACGTTGGTGAGGCGGAGGCGCGCGCGCGGCGCGGGCGTCTCAGGAGAGTCGCTCATAGCACGGCGAGGCGGGGGGACGCGCTCGCGTCCGTGGAGTCCGTGGAGTCGGAGGCGGGGCGCGCAGCGGGGGCGGCGGGCGGCACGTCCTGCGCGACGGCGGGGACTAACGTGCCGCTGACGTCGACGTCTTCCGCGTCGGCGTACTCCTGCTCGTCGTGGATCTCGTCCACGACTTCCTCGAAGTCGCGGCCCGTCTCGGCCGCGCCGTTCGTGCGGCTGTCGATGCCGAGGCGGATCCGCTTCTCGAGCGCGTCGACGTCCTTCTCCGGGTCGACCCAGTCCCAGCCGCGCGGCTTCCACGCGACCTCGGTGTAGTCCGACGCGAGGCGCGTATCGAGCCGGAGCGCGTTCGAGAGCAGCGCCATCTTCAGCCACTCGCGGTACACCGGGCGGTGCAGGCTGCGGATCATCCACTGCTGCAGCGCGCGCCAGATGTCGCGCTCCGGCAGGAGCCCCGCGCGCATCGACGAGTAGTTCGCCGCGCTGACGTCGCCCGTGATCGTCAGGTAGGACACGCCGAGCCCGCGCGAGATGCCGCGGAGCAGCGTGCCGACGAAGTCCTTGAACGCCTCCGTCGGGTGCTTCGGGTCGAACGTCTCGAACTCGTAGCCGACCGGCGCCTCCACGATCGAGCCGGGCGGCGCGTCGAGCGGCACCTCCTTCGGCGCGTTCTCGTCGACGTCCGCGTCGGGGCCGGGCTTCCAGATGCCGAGCTTCGCGGCGGCCCAGCGCGCGGCGGTCACCTCCGCCTCCTCGTAGAGGCCGAGCATCGCGTGCGTCGTGAGCACGGGCGCGAACCACGTCACGCCGCGCACCTGGCCGATGCGCGTGCGCACGAAGCGGTGCTTCATCTCCGTCGCCGGGATCCGCAGGCGCTCGCGCGGCCCCTCGCCGGGGTGCCGCGTCCAGACGTGGTACGCGACCGGCCGGCCGTGGGGGCCTAACTCCACGCCCATCGTGATCTCGTTCGCGCCGGGCGCGGCGCGGCGCGAGTACGTCTCGTCGACGAGATCGGGGTCGATCAGCTCGACGCTGTAGCCGTACGGGTTGTCGGGGTCGCCGCGGTGCTCGCGGTAGAAGACCTCCCCGTCGATGACGATCGTGCGCAGGAACAGGTCTTCGATGTCCTTCCACGCGCCGTACCCGTCGGCCGACACGTAGTCGGGCGTCTCGCTCCAGTCCGCCCAGCCGCGCCCGAGTTCCGCGTTCGTCGCCTTCGCGATGGTGCCGACGAGCGTGCGCACCCGCGCACGGAACCGCACGCCCATCGGGCCGACGATGTTCGAGACGGCCTCCTTGACGAAGCCCTCGGCGTACCCGTTGTTCTGCACGAGCGCGCGCGCGCGGTTGCGCAGCGTGCGGAGCGCGAGCTCCACCTCCTGGTTCGCGCTCAGCGACGGCGCGAAGAACGACGACAGCAGCCGCCCGCCGTCCTGCGACATCCCGCCCCACGCGGCGTTCACCCGCGCGCGACGCGGCGCGCGGGGGGGCTCCGTGCCGAAGACGCCCCGGAGGCGCGCGAAGAACGAGTCGCGGCGGCTCACGCGCGGCTCATGCGCAGCGGTACCCGAACGTCTGGGCCGGCTGCCGCGGCCGCAGGCTGTCGCACGTGAGCCGCGCGCGCTGCATCAGCGTCCGTGCGGCCTCGTCGGCCTTGTTGCGGAGGTCGCGCTGCTGCGCGTCCACCGGCAGGTCGGTCGGCACGCTCACCAGCAGGTCGCCGGCGACGCCGAGCACGCTCACGCGGTAGAAGGCGCGGCGACCGGCGTCGGTCTCGAGCGCGAGCACGAAGACGGCGACGGCGTGGTAGCCGCGGCCCGGCGCGCCCTCGTCGTCGGCGCGCGGCCACACCGTGAAGGCCAGCGCGGGGCGCTCCGTCGGCACCAGGGGCTGCGTCGCGGGCCGCGCCATCGCGGCGCAGGCGACCGGCACGAACACGGCGAGGCAGGCGAGGGCGCGGTTCACGACGGCCTCACGTCCACCGCTCCACCCGCTCGCGCGGCGGGTCGCGGCGTTCGGCCTCGCGGCGCGTCACCTCGCGCGGCGCGTACACGCGGCCGTCGACGATGGTGATCGGCTCCCGCGGCGGCGTCGCCATCAGAAGCGCACCAAGTAGTTCACGAACGGCGAGCCGGTGCGCGCGCGCCGCACGCGGCCGGCCACGACGTTCCGCTGCTTCCGCAGCTCGGTGAGCTCGTAGTGCGAGAACGTGCGCCCGGCGACCTGGTACGACTGCACCCCGCCCAGCGTCAGCGCGTGAATCGCCGCGTCGAGCTCCGCGAGCCGCGTCTCGTCAGCCGAGAGGCCCGACAGCGCGGACAGCAGGAACCGGCCGTGGCCGAGCGGGACGACTTCGGTGTCCTTGCTGGCGGTCGCGCTCCAGCCGACCGACCCCGCGCCGAGCGTCGTCGTCTGCGCCGCGCTCACGGTCACGCGGTAGTCCGGCCCGCCGCCCTCCGTCGCCACCGTCGCGTCGATCACCACGCCGCCGGCGCCCGTGCACTGCACCGCGCCCGTCCAGCCGTCGGCCGCCGGGGCGTCGGCGCCGCGCAGCAGCCACACGATGGTGGCGCCGGCGGTCCACGACGGCGGCGGGGCGTAGTCGGGCGCTTGGGAGAGGCGGCTCACGCGCGAGACGAGGGGGCCGGAAACGCGAACAGGCGGCGCCCGCGTCTTCTCTGGGAGAGACGCGAACGCCGCCGACATGGCAGCTGCTGAGTTGTCTGGCCGGTTGCCCTGCGGCGCCCCGGCCGGGGCTACTCACCGTGCAATATAGCCCTCCTGGCTATAGCCGCGCAACATCTAGCCGGGGTGGGTAGAGTCAGGCGGGAGGAGGCGGCGCAGCAACGCCTGCAGCGCGCGCAGCCCTATTTCGATGCGGTGCGACTCCGCGTCCTGTTCGGCGTTCCAGTTCTCCTGCGCCGCAGACCAGACCTCGCTGATGGCGTCGTCGATCAGCGCGAGGTGCTCGGGTGTGACCCCGGCGAGCACCTCGGCGAGCTCGCGCAGCCGGACGAGCGTCGGGTTCGTGGCGTACCCGGTCGGGCTCTCGTCGTCGTCCACGTCCGGTACCAGCGTCTCGCAGTGCTCGCTGTACCAGATCGCCTTGCGGAGCGCACCGAGCAGCGACGTGTCGGTCGGGTCGTAGTCGCTCATGTCGTCTCTCGGGTTCGGGTCGCCGATTCCAGCCGTTCACTCATCGAGGCCCTGACGTTCGCCGCGTTCGATGGCGTCCTCGCGCGCGTCGGCGATGCGATCCATTGCGGCCCGCACGCGGTCCTGCTCGGCGTCGGTGAGCAGCGCCAATTCCCGCACGATGCCGAGATACAGGGGCCTGTGCGCATCCTCCACCGTCACCTCACGGAGCGCCGCCTGTGCCAAACGCAGGCGCGCGATGTTCGTGCTCGCGATGTACAGCTCCTCCTCCGCCGTGTCGCCGCTCACGCGCACTCTCCTGTTCGGGTTCGGGTCACCGATTCCAGCCGTTCACCCACCCGCCGCGGCGCGCCGGGCGGCGCGGGGGCGGGGCGGGCGTCTCGCGCGGCTCCGGCGGCGGCTCCGGCGGCTTCCGCCGCTCCGCCAGCGCGCCGAGCGTGGCGATCGTGCGGGCGCCGAGCGCGTGGAGCGCGGCGAGCGACAGCACGGTGCAGTCGAGGCCCTCGTTGCGCCGCCCCGGCCTGAGCGTCCAGCGCCGCACGGGGCGGTTCTGCACGTACACCGTCCGCAGCTCCTCCGCCGTCAGGTGCTCATAGTACTCCGGCGCGAGCGTGTCGGCGAAGCGCACCGACTGCGGCCCCGGCACCACGCTCCGCAACCGCGCCGCGAGCGAGTCCTTGGCCGTGTCGGTGCCGACGAGCCACGGGCGCCGCTGCCGCTTGTGCGTCACCGCACCCGGCGCCGTGATGATCAGCCGCCCGCGGCCGTCCATGCCCTTCGTCGGGAAGACCTTGAACGGGAGCCGTCCGTGCGCCCAGCGCCACACCGTCTCGGGGCGGTAGCCGGTGTCGGCGCAGACGGCGCGGATCCGGAGCCCGTCGCGCGGGGCGCCTAACACCTCCGCCAGCGCGCCCCACGTCTCGTCCCTGCCGGGGTCGCCCTCGACCTGCCCGTACTCGAGCACGCACGCCGCCTCGCGCTCACCCCAGCCGGTGATCACATACTCGAGGCGGTCGGCCTGCACGTCGACGCCGGCCGTGAGCAGCCCCACCTCCGGCGGCACGACGTCCATCGGCTCGGCGCGCGCCATGAGCTTCGTCGGGTCGAGCTTCTCGGCCGCCGGCGCGAACGGGAGGCCGAGGATGGTGTTCACGAACACCCGGAGCAGCGCCTCCGCGCCGCGCGCCGCCTCGAACTCGCGCACGATCTCGGCCCACGTCATCCACGGCGAGTAGGCGGCCCAGATGTGGTAGCCGCGCACGCGCCGGCCGGGCTGCTCCGCCACCCAGCGCCCGGCCGCGATCATGGCGGCCTTCTGCCGCTCCTCGATCAGCGCGGCGCAGTGCGCGCAGCGGTAGGCCGCCGTCTCGGGGATCAAGCGCCCGTCTTCGTCGCGGTCGCAGACGAGGTGATATTGCCCGTCGTCGTCCCGCCAGCGGAGGCGCTGCTCCTCGCCGCAGTGGGGGCAGGGCACGACCCAGTGGCGCTGGTCCGAGAGCGACCACTTGTCCCACGTCGACGAGACGCCTTCCTCGGTCGGCGTGCCGCCTTCGACGATCTTGCGGTTCCAGTACGTGATCGTGCGGCGGCGCGCGAGCTCCAGCGGGTCGCCCTCGTTCCCCGCCGAGATGGGCCAGCGATCGCGCTCGTCGCCGATCACGCGCCGCACGGGGCGCGAGGCGAGCGAGGCGGCGGAGTTCGCGCCCAGGATGGCGAGCCAGCCGCCCGGATACACCTTCCGGCGGAGCGTGTCGTCGGAGCTGCGCGCCATGCCCTTGGTCTCGGTCGTGCGGATGCCCCGCAGGGCCGGCGTGTCGCGGAGCATCGGCGCGAGCCGTTCTTTCGACCACGCCTCCGCCATCTCGACCGTCGGCTGGATCATGAGCATGGAGGAGGGGTCCTCCGCCATCACCCAGCCGATGAAGGTGTTCAGGAGCTCCGTGTACCCGACCTGCGACGACTTGGCGACGACGATCTCCTCGGTGGCGTCGTCGGCCAGGGCGTGCAGCACCTCGCGCCACCAGGGCGTGCGGGCGAGCGAGTAGCGCCCGGCCTCGGCGCTCGCCTCGGGGGAGAGGACGCGCTCGGTCTCCGCCCACGTGACCGCGTCGATGCGCGCCTTGGGGGCGTAGCGGGCGCGCGCCGACGCGTAGAGGGCGCGCGCGTCGGCCATGCCGGTGGGGTCGAGGGCGGGGGCGGTCACGTGAACAGACCGAGCAGGATGATCGCCCACGGAAGCCACGCGGCGCCGATGGGCGGCGGACACTCACGCACCAAGCGGTTTGCCGGCGGCGTCGGTTTCGGCACGTAGCCGGGCGGGGGTGGTGGGGGCGGAGCCCAAGGGGTCGTCATGCCGCACTCTCCTGTTCGGTGTCGTCCTGCGCGGCGAGGCGCGCACACACCCCGTCGCTGATCTCCCGCAGCACCGCCGACGCGTCCCGCAGCCCGCACGTGAGCCGCGCCGCCACCAGCGGGGCGAACTCCGTGTGCAGCTGCGTCAGCACCCCCCGCACGCGCGCGGCTTCGTCTTCCGCCGCCGCCAGCACCGCCGCCGCCGGCACCACGTCGGCCCGCTCGCGCGCGAGCTTCAGTTCCGCGAGCTCCGCCTCCGCCGCCGCCCGCCGCTCGTCCGCCTCGGAGCGCAACAGGCGCTTCCGCTCCCGCCGCTCATGCGTGCGGATCCACGCCCACGCCGCAGCCGCCGTGATCCGGCCGTTCCGGTCGAACGGCATCCCCTCGGCCTTCCAGCGGCTCACCTGCGCTTGATCCTCGCGAACCAGGCGGGC